GCCCATGCTATCGCCCATCGCCGCCCAACTGCTGCCATTCCAGCCAGCGATATAGGCCGCATAGCCGCCATCGGCCTGGTCAAAATCGCCGCCCGCATAGATCGTGCCGTCCAGGCCGCGCGCCAGCGCGTTGACCTGGAAGCCGCCTGTGTAGAGGCTGGCCAGCCCGCCGCCGAGCAGCACCCACGCGCCGCCATCCCAGCGCTTGACGCCGCCGGGAAATATGCCGCCCGCCAGCAGCTCGCCCTGGGTATTGATCGCCAGCGCGTAGACGCGATCTCCTGGCCCGCTGCCCATCGCCAGCCAGCCCTGCGTCTCATCCCAGCGCCGCACCGTCACGCCCGTGCCAGAGAGATCGCGCCCGCCTGCGTAGAGCGTGCCATCGTTGCCCACGGCCAGCGCATAGAGCAGCAGCTCCGGGTCGCCGAGCGCTTGCCATGCACTGCCATCCCAACGCGCGACTGAGCTGCCGGGCAGCGTGAACGCGCCGCCCGCATAGAGCGTGCCATCTGGCCCCAGTGCCAGACAGTTGACCTCGTCGTTGAGCCCGGCCAGCGTCTCCCAGCTGCCGCTGGTGGCGTTCCAACGCTGCACCCAGCCAGCAAAGCGGCCACCGATATACAGCGTGCCCTCCTCGCTGACCAGCAGCGCATCGACCGGGCCACCGGGCGGCGGCATGTCGCCCCAGATGCCCGCTGCCGAACGGGTGACGATATAATCCGGGCTGTCCAGCGTGGCGCGCACGGCGAGCGGCAGGCTGCTGGCGCTGGCGCTGGTCCAGACTGGCTCGGGCGAAAAGAAGCGCAGTTCGAGCACCTGGTCGTCGTTGCTGCCATCTTCCAGGCCGCCATCGTAGACGACCGGCAGGTGCAGCGTGCGGTTGACGCCGGTATAGCAGAGATAGGCCATCTGGTGCGCGCTGGCCAGGTCGGGGTTTAGCGTGTTGATGAGCGCCAGCCGCGTCAGGTGCAGCGTGGCCTGCCGCTGGCGCGACACCAGCCGCAGCGTAAGCTGGCGTGCGCCGGGGCGGCTGCGTTGGTAGAGCGCACCTGGCACGAAGGCCGGTTCGCTGGTGATATGCGCAAAGGGCGGGGTGCCGCTGCCCGACGTGGCGCGCACGCTGACGCTCATGCCGGTGAGCGGCACTTCGGTGCCGTGCGGACTGATAATGCTCCACATAGTCTCTTCCTCCTGCGGGCCGCGCCCGCCTCGCTAGCGCAGGCGTTGGTAGCCCGCGAGCACCTGCTGCACATGCGCGGGCATGCTGCGGTTGCTGCGGTGCTGCGGGTCGGCCTGCTGGTCATACGCGCGATAGAGAGAGGCCGCATATTCGCGGGTGGCCTGCACGATGCTGGCGGGCGGGCTGATGCTATAGGCCCAGCGCCCGGTGATGCTGATGCTGCCCTCCCAGACAACCGCCGTGCCCGAGCGCAGCATCAGCGCCTCGTAGGGCGGGTCGCGCGGCACCACGACATAATCGTCGGCGCTCAGTGTGGTGCCAGCGGCGTCGCCGTTGACAATGCTGCTGATCTGGCATAGCTCGTGCTTGAGCAGCAAGAAGCTGCCGTCTGCTGCGCGCAGCGCCTCGAAGCTGCGCGTGGTGTCGCTCGCTGCCGCAAAGGTGCGGTCGCAGTAGTTATCAATGGCCGCCTCGGCTGCCAGCAGCAGCGCATCCAGCAGCGCGTCTTCGCTGCTGCCGCTGATGCCCAGGTAGCTTTTCAGGTCGGCCAGTGCAAGATAGGCCATCGGATACTCGCTTTCGTTGCTTGTGGTGTGCGTGTGGTCTGCCTGGTGCTGGCCGCACCCCCGCCGCATACCGTGCGCATGCGGCGCAGCAGGGCGGGGGCGCGGCGTTGCGGTCAGTCTCTCAGCCGGGTGCTCCTGGCTACACCGTCGCCTTGACCCGCAAGATCTGGATCGCCTCGGAGACCATCACGTTGCTATCGATGCGCTTGTACATGCGGAAGCCGACCTGCCCATTGGCGGCATACAGCTCGTCCAGCCGGCGGATGCTCTCCATGCCAAAATCGACAATCCAGAAGTAGGAGAGGTCGCCAAACAGCAGGATATGCTTGCCCGCCGTGGTCGTGTCGCTGTCCATCGTGTTGAGCGTGTAGACGGGCCGCCCCAGCAGGGTGTCGGGTTGGCCCGCTTGCAGCCCCGGCTGCCAGAGATACTGGCCGGTGGTGCTCTCTTTGAAGGTGCGGATCTGGGCCGCCACCACATCGTTGAGCAGCCAGACCGCCCGCTGGCGATAGGACGAGGGCAGCGCGTGGTAGAGCGTGATGATGTCGTCGGCGGCAAAGGTCTCCGCCGTGGCTGTATCTACCTTGGTGCCGCCCGAGACAACGCCCTGCGGCTGGTCGCTGCCGGTGCCGGTGGCGAAGGCGGTATTTTCCGCCGACGCGAACGCCTGCGCGAAGTCGGGCAGCAAGACCTGGCGCATCACGTCGGTGCCGCTATCCTCCAGCAGCTCGTCGCTGGCCTTGCTCAGCCGCGTGTACTTGTAGGGCGTGAAAGGCACCTGGCTGAAGGTCGGCTCTTGCTGGTCGAAAGCGCCCTCTTCGCCCGTCAGCACCGCCGCGGGGCTGTTGATGATCGTCGGCACTTTGAAGCTGTTGGTGCCGCTGACCTGCATCACGCGCGCGCCCGCCATGCGCAGCACGCTCATCTCGTTGAGCGCAGTCACCAGCTCGCTGCTGTAGACGCTGGGCACCAGATAACCACCCTCAGAGGCGGTGTCTTCTTGCAGCGCGGCCTTGACGCCGGTGCGAATGTAGCGGTTGAAGCTCTTGACGGCGCGCTCGTCGGGGCCTTCGCTGCGCGTGTCGCCGGGCAGCACAAAGCCGCTGCGCACGGCGGGCGAGGCCAGCGCGCCCTCAAACTGCTTGACCACGGCGTCCATGCCCTCAAAGCGGCGGTTCAGTGCCTCGATGCTGGCAGCCAGCACGGTCAGATCGGCCTGCGGGGTGTTCGGGGTGTTCTGCTCACTCATAGCGTGTCCTCCTTGGTGTGAGTATGTGTGTTGCGTGTCCATCGATCCGGTGTGCGCGTACGTTTCCGTCGGTTGGTTCGTCCGACTGTTCGTCCGGCTGTTCGTCCGGCTGTTCGTCCGGTCATCCGCCAGCAGTCCCAGCGCCTTGACCCGCTCGACACCGAGGCACCGCGGCTCTGCGGGGGTGGGGGTCAGGCTAAATTCCACCAGCGGCCATTGTTTGATCGTGCCGCGTTCGCGCTGCACCAGGTGCGCCACCGAGCCGCTCGACCAGCCCAGCGCGCCCTGCTCGATCAGGTGCAGCACTTCGCTGACATAGGAGCGGTGCCGGTCGAGCTGGGCTTCGATCCAGAGACCCTGTGCATCGCTGACCACCTTGACCACGCGGCCCAGCTGGTGCTGCGGCGCGTCGAGCGTGTGGTCGTAGTAAACTGGCTTGTCGGGCACCAGGTCGAGCCGGAAGTTCGTCTCGGGCGTGAACTGGTCGCCCAGCAGGTCGCGCCCGCCATAACGGATGCCGTAGCCCGCGACGATGGCGTGCTCGGCGGTCATGCGTTTGATCTCAAGCATGGTCGGTGTCCTTTCCCGTCTCGCCCGTCTCGCCCGTCTCGCCCGTCTCGCCCGTCTCGCCCGTCTCGCCCGTCTTGCCGGTCGTGTTGGTCTCGCTGTTCTGGCTGCCAGACTCGGGCAGCGGCGCATAGCCCAGCAGCGCGCGCCCCTCGGCGGGTGTCAGCACAGGCTGGCCCACCAGCCGCGCCACCGCCTCCGCCTTCTTCAGCTCGGCTGCCTGAAAGACTTCGAGCTGTTCGGGGTGGAACTGCCAGCGCAGCCCCAGCGGCTCCATGAGCTGGTCGTTCAGCGCCTCGCCAATCAGCAGGCTTTGCGGCACGACCGTCTGCTGATAGAAGTTGAGCGCGTCCTGCTGGCTGGTGGCATAGTTCGCTGCGTCGGCGCTGAGCAGCGAATGGGGCACGCCCAGCGCGGCGCAGACATCCTCGCGGCTCTGGCGCGTCAGCGTCTCGTTGGCCGTCTCTTTCAGGCCATCACCGATCACAATCGGCTTGACGCTGCTGCGGATCGCCACGCTCTCCCAGGCGCGCCGCACGCCGGTCACCAGCCGCCGCCACCAGCTTTCCAGCCGCTCCAGGTCGGCGCGGCTCGGGTTGCCTTCCACGGATAAAATAGTTGCCTTGATGGCCCCGCGCTGGAAGAAGCTCGCCGTAAAGCGGTCGAGGTTGCGCAGCACGCCCGCCGCTGCCAGCGCCACTTCTGCCGGAGCGATCCCCGGCCCCACCTCGGCGCTGAGCCCCGGCTGCCAGATGTAGACCACATCCGCTCGCGCCAGCCGCCGCCGCCCGCTGCCATAGCTGCGCTCGAAGCCCACCAGCCCATGCCGCGGGTCATAGCGGGGCTCGATGCTGCTGGGCAGCACCCAGCGCGGCGAGAGGTTGTGCCCCAGCGCGTTGGCCTCGTGCAGCCAGTAGGCCGCGCCATAGAGGCACAGCGCTGCTTCGGTCAGGTAGAGCCGCATGCGCATGCCGCGCACCAGCCCGCGATAGGCCGGGTCGTGGTGCATATCCTGCTGCGTGCCATCGCGCAGGCTCCAGGGCATGCTGGCCACGGCCTTGGCGCGCAGGTCGATAGCGCGATAGAGATAGGGCACCAGCCGGTAGGCGTGCATGCTCGTCAGGGCGCTCTCGCCGCCGCCGATCTCGTCCTGGGCGGTGAGCCAGCCGCCATCTGAGAGCCGGCTGATTGGCACGCTCTTGCGGCCATCAAAGACATACTGGCCATTTCGCATGGTCTTCACCTCCTTTCGTTTGTGTCGTCGTGTGTCGTCCGTCTTGTACGTCTGTCCGTTCGTCCTGTGCCCGCTAGCTTGCCTGGATAGTGCTCGCTGGCCTCACCTCCTTATCTCCGTGCTATCCCTGTGTGCTGGCTACCAGAGCACCAGCGGCCCCTGCTCGCGGGCGGCCCAGTGCGCCAGCGCCAGCGCGATCACCGTGTCGTCGTGCCCGCCGGGAGGCGCGCCGTAGCGCAGCAGGCCCGAGGGCAGACGCTCCAGCTCGAAGGCTTGCAACTCGTCCAGCAGCACCGGGTCGGCCAGCAGATGCAGCGTGCCCTGTTCCAGTGCCAGCGCCAGCGCGTCGATGATGCGCGCCTTCGATGCCTGCGAAGTGACAAAGGGCTGCACAGGCAGGTCGCCGCGTTGCTGCAACTGCTCGATCAGCGGCAGACCGATGCTGTTTTGCTCCGCCAGGATGACATCCGGGCGAAAGCGCGCCGCCAGCGCTTCCAGCCGCCCCAGTTGCAGGCTGTAGTCCAGCTGGTTGAAGCGCTCCAGCGCCACCAGTTCGCGCGTGGTCGTGTCGAGCACGGCCAGCACGGTGTAGTCGTGCTGGCGCGCGAAGTCAACGCCCAGTACATAGCTGTGGCCGGGCTGCGCGTCGCTTTGCGGCGTGGCCGTGGCGCGCTCGTGCACGCGCCGAAAGACTCCGCCCGCCGCATCGAGAAACTGCGCCAGAAACTCCTGCTGAAAGACCTGTTCGGGCAGCTCGCGCTGCGCGGCGGCAATCTCTGCCGCGTCGATGTGCGGATTGCTGCTGGTGGGCAGCTGCCAGCTCTGCCACGCGTCGTCCTGCTGCCCGCGCTGGAAGCATTCCCAGAAAAACGTGCGCCCGCGCGGCGTGCTCAGCAGCCATGCATCGCCGCGCAGGTCGGCCAGTGTGGGCCGGATAACCAGCTGCCAGACCTGCGCCAGGTCGCGCACCATCGCCGCCTCGTCGATGACCACGCGCGCATATTTGCGCCCGCGGATGGCATCGGGCTGCTCCAGGCTCCACATCTCGATCAGGCCGCCGGTCAGCAGTTCCAGCCGATACTGCTGGCTCTGCACGCGGCCCAGCACCGGCTGCACGATAGTGCGCACGCTGCGCCAGATCTCGGCCAGCATCTTGTAGGTGGGGCTGCACCAGCCCACCGGCGCGCCGTGCAGCGCAGCCAGCACCAGCCGGTTGATGCCGAGCGTCGATTTGCCCCAGCGCCGCCCGCAAGCCAGCACCGAGAAGCGCGCCGCCTCGGCCACCACCTGCTGCTGGGCGCTGTGCAGCGCGGGCAGCCGAATGGTCACCGTGCCGTGGCTGCTGGTCTGTACCTGGTGCAGTGTGCGGCGCATCAGTCGGCCTCCCCGTTGTGTGCATCGTCCTGCGCATCGCTCTGCTGCGTGCCGTGCTGGTCGTGCGCATCATCCTGCTGGTTGCCGTGGCCGTGGTCATATTCCACGCGCACGGTCAGCGTGTGTTCGCCGCCCGCCTCTTCGCTCTCGGCGGCTATCTCGCCCGCCGCCAGGCGCACCAGCCGCGCGGCCTGGTCGATCAGCACGCCAGCATCGCGCCAGTTCCATTTCGCATCTTCCAGTGGCGAGGCTAGCATTTCGCGCGCCTTGCCGATCAACTCCTGGGCTGTCTGCCATTCCTGCTCGCGCTTGAGTTGCAGCCGCTCCTGCCACTTCTGCGCCTCGGTGCGGGTGGCTGCGGCCAGCACGCGCTGCCGTTCGTTGTCTTCCAGCTTCAGGCGGTAGGCATCGTAGCTGCGAGCGCGCGCGCGCCACTGGTGCCGCCGTGCCCATCTGCCAATCGTGGCGGCGCTGTAGGTGCAGCGGTCTGCTGTGGCCTGGTAGGAGCGCCGCGGCCCCAAATCAAAATAGATCCGCGCCACTTCATAGATATGCGCGGCCTCATCGGGCTGCTGCTCCCAGGGCGCTGCCATTGGCACACCTCCTTCTCTTTGTGCTGCTGCGTCGTCTGCGGGTTTGTGCGGTTTGGTAAAGTGCGTGCAATCTGTCATTGTGTTGCTGTTGCGTAGTGTTT